TGGTAATGGTAATAACTGGACTGCTAATAATATCAGCCTGACTAGCGGTTCTACTTATGACAGTATGACTGATGTGCCGACTTTGACAAGTGCGACACAGGCTAACTTCTGCACATTAAACCCTGTTGCTGCTGGTGATTACTTTGCTAGTGGTCAAACATCTATTACTTTGACTAATGGTAATTTAAACTATGGCACAGGTGGTCGTAATGCTTTCGGCACTATTGCGGTATCAAGCGGTAAATACTATTGGGAAATGTCCAATACTTCTAATACCGCATCCGCAGTACCTTTATTTGGGTTAGTCACAGTAGCGGCTAGAGCATCTGTTTATGGTGTTTATTATCAGCCTAATGGCAATAGAGGTTTAGGAACTTTAAATAGTGGCGCATCTGAAGCAGCTTATGGTGCTACATGGACTGATAATGACATCATCGGTGTTGCTCTTGATATGGATGCAGCAACCCCAACTGTTACTTATTACAAAAACAATGTAAGCCAAGGCGCTATTTCTGTAAGCTCGTTTGTTGGTCAGTCAGTAATGCTTTGGATTCAAAATGGTGCTAACTCAGGCAATATGGCTGGATGGGTAAACTTCGGTCAACGCCCATTCGCATACACACCACCAACAGGATTTGTAGCATTAAATACTTTTAATCTACCTACTCCTACTATTGGTGCTACTGCATCTACACAGGCTAATAAGTATATGGACATTAGTCTTTATACAGGTACAGGCAGCGCATTATCTGTAACAAATAGCGGCTCTATGCAACCTGATTTTGTGTGGTTAAAGATGCGTAGCGGAGCAACCTCAAGCGGATTATTTGACAGCGTAAGAGGTGTAAATAAAATTTTGTATTCTGACCTTACTAATGCCGAGAGTGCTTTTGGTTCATTGTCTGCATTTAATAGCAATGGATTTTCACTTACAACTGGAAGTGATGGGAACTCGAATGGTTCAACCTATGTAGGCTGGCAATGGAACGCTGGCGGTAGCACAGTAACAAACACTTCAGGCTCTATTAGCTCTCAGGTTCGTGCTAATACAAGCGCTGGATTTAGTATTGTTACTTATACAAGCAATAACACTGGTGGTGCTACTGTAGGGCATGGTTTAGGTGTTAGACCTTCAATGATTATTTTAAAAAGAAGGTCAGCAGTTAGTGATTGGGACACATACCATATCAGCCTTGGTGCAACAAGAGGTATTGCCTTAAATACAACAGCCGCAGCTGTAACAAACAGTAACTATTGGAATAATACAGAACCAACATCAACTGTATTTACATTGGGTGCTGGTGTGAATCCAGCTTCAACAACAATGGTAGCCTACTGCTTTTCCGAAGTCGCTGGCTATTCAAGATTCACTTCATATACTGGTAATGGTAGCTCTGATGGAACTTTCTGTCATTTAGGCTTCCGCCCTCGCTTTGTAATGATTAAGAATTCATCAGCCACTGGTGCTTGGATTATGTATGATACAGCTAGGGATACATCTAATGTTGTTGATTTAATTCTTGAAGCTCAATCATCAAGTGCAGAGGGTAGTGGAAGCCCATTCGCAGATATAGACTTTTTATCTAATGGATTTAAGATTAGAGGAACTAGCTCTGCAATCAATACAAGTGGGAATACTTATGTAGTAGCCGCTTTTGCGGAAAACCCTTTTAAATACAGCTTGGGTCGTTAAGAATTTACAGGAGAAATAGAAATGCCTTACAAAATCGGAAATAAAACAATTCCACTAGATACACCATTCACTACTGAAGATGGTGTTCAAAGACCAGCTAATTGGATTCGCCTAGCAACTGAAGAAGAAAAGTCAGCTATTGGTCTAGTATGGGAAGCTGAAGAAGATATGAGCTTTGACCCAAGATTCTATTGGTCTAAAGACTTGCCTAAAGCATTAGAGGATAAAGCAGAGACTAAAGAAGATGGCTCTCCATTAATGGTTCAGAAATACAATCCTGTAACTGAGCAAATGGAAGATACAGACAAACAAGTCATTACTAAAGGCTTAAAGTCACAGTTTATCGCTCAAGTAAAGGCTTCTGCTGGTTCTATCCTAGCTCAGACAGACTGGATGATTACTCGCAAAGTAGAGCGTAATATCGAAGTACCTGCTGAAGTAGCTTCTTACAGAGCTTCTGTTGTTGCTAAAGCAGATGAGTTAGAGACTGCAATTAAAGCTGTTACTACAGTAGAGCAGTTAGCTTCTATGGATTTGTCTTTCCCACAGGAGTAATAAATGGTAGATGAGGTCGCAATCAGTCATACAGAAGCTAGATTAAATTCCCATGAAGCTGTTTGTGCTTATAGATACGAGACTATTAATGCTCGTCTAAAGCGCTTAGAACAGATTCTGATGGGTGCTTGTGGCTTCATCATCGTAACCCTATTAGCTATTGTCTTGAAACTATGAGAGCAATCCTATTTATACTTTCAATGATGCTAGGTGGATTCCTAGCATTTTTTTTATCTGACTCTCAGGCTCAACCGATAGTCACAGAATCTACTGCTCGTACAAAAGTAGAATCTCCACCACCTAGTGCTATATCTCCTAATATCACTACTATTAACAATCGAGTCTGTTCTACAGGGGTATCTGCTGCGATTCAAACACAGATTCTAGGTTTCTCTACAGGAACTACAGTACGAGACGCTAATTGCGAATTAGTCCTATTGGCTGAGACTCTGTTCAATATGCAGATGAAAACTGCTGCAGTCACCATTCTTTGCCAAGACAATCGTGTATTTTGGGCTATGTGGAACGCTGGTACATTCTGCCCGATTGATGGAAAAGTGGGACTGGAAGCTAAGGTTGTTTGGGAAAACTCCGAAAAACTACCTAAAAAGCCATGAAGTTACTGCTAATACTGTTGTTTTTTTGCAACACTATCAGCGCCCAAGTAAGAACCCATAATATCTCAGACGATGGCTATGCCCATGTCCCATTGCAATTTCCGTTTCCTTTGCATGGTAGGGTTTTTACTGATTCGTTTATGTATTCCAATGGAGTCGTAGGATTTGGCTCTGTAAACAATCATTGGTGCTGTTCAGGCTACGATTTAGCAACCAGTAGTGGGTATCAGTTCAACTACTCAATAATGGGCTTACAGACCGATTTAATCAATTATGGAAGTGGTCGGTTTTTATCAGAGGGAACTCCACAGTATCAGAGGTATATGTGGGAAAACATTTCTGAATATGGCCGACCTAATAACCTAAACACCTTTGGAATTGAGATTAGACCTAGTGGCTCTATCTCTATGCATTACAACCAAGTCAATCTTGATAGACCTTTTACCATCGGGATAACTGGAGATACGACTAGAGGTGAATATACGCAGTATCGCTTTCAGAACGGATTGAGGACTTCTGAGCCTTTTAGTTACTCATACAATGGTAACTTATGCGTTACTAATCCATTGTCTAGTCCTAGTTGTCCTAACTACCAAGAAGCCTACGATGCTCAACAATGCGCTTTAAACGCTCTGTATCGACCTTCTTGTGCTGGGTATGAACAAGCCTACTTCCAACAGCAATGTAGCCTTAATCCACTTTATAACAGCCAATGCACAGGTTATGCACAGGCTTACTTTGACCAACAATGTCGATTAAATGGGTTATACGACAGGACTTGTCCTAACTATGCAGAAGCCTATGCCGAGCAACAAGTTACTAGACCAGTTGCATCAGTACCACAAGTTCAGACCAGTTTTACAGGAGAAGTGACAGTTTCTACTCCTGTGATTGCAGACCCTATTGTTAATACTGTGGTGACAAGAAATGCTCAAACGACAAATAGTGTGCAAAGAAATACTGAGCCTGTTAGCGAGAAAAAGGTTGAAACTAAAACTTCAGCCAAGAAAGAAACCGAAACAAAGAAGTCAGCACCACCTACTAATACTGCGAGCAAGGATGATAGCCCGAAGGTTGTAGATACTTTTAAGTACGAGCAACCATTGGTATTAGACCCAAATTACAGAAAAATGGTAAGTAAACCTATTAGAGACAATGGTCGTGGTTTGTATTACCTAACGATTACTAGCGATAAACTTCATAGGGAATTAATAGATGAGCAATATAGAAAAAGAGATTAGCGTAGCTGGGTTTAGCTTCAAACTAACCAATAAGCTGATTGTTATGGTTATTTCTATAGCACCTGTAGTGGGTGGTGCTTTTTGGGGCGCTTTTGAGTTCTATAACGACTATATGTCTATGCGCCATGCTATCAAGAACTATGTCAGCCCTGACTTTACAGACTATGACAAGAAGATAGCTATTCTTGAAGAAAACACAGCCAAAGTAAACGATTACACAAGAGATATTAAAAACGACATCAAGAACGATGTGCGTAGGTTAGAAAAGATTGTCGAACAAGTAGAAAGAGACAATAAACAGTTTAGTCGTGAGATTGACAAGGATTTACGAGATATGCGTAAGGAAGTCGATACCAAGATTAAACGAGCTTTAGATAACCCATTAAATGCAACTAAGGAGTAAAGATGCTGTCTCTCATTTCAACATTAGGTGGTTTGTTAGTTTCAGGTTTGCCTAAACTATTGGACTTCTTCCAAGATAAGTCTGACAAAGCCCATGAGTTAGAGATTGCTAAGATGCAAACTGAGCGTGAGCTACAGATGATGGAAAAAGGCTTCTTGGCTCAGGCTAAAGTAGAAGAAATCCGTAGCGACCAAATTATGATGCAGACCGATGCAGAGATGACTAAGGCTGCTTATGAGCATGACGCTAAGGTGTTAGAAAAGGCTGCACCTTGGGCTTCTACATTCGTGGCAACAGTTCGCCCATTAGTAACCTACTTGTTTGTTGCTGAACTATTTATTATCAATATCGGTATGGGCATCTATATCTTTAATCATGGAACTTTGATTACAAGTGTCGATGACTTTATCAAGGCTACAGATATGATTTTTAGCGAAGATGAGATGGCTATGCTTGGTGCTATTATTGGCTACTGGTTCGGCTCAAGAGGTTGGTCTAAGAAATGAAAATAAGCGATAAATGCTTAAAGATGATTAAACACCATGAAGGGGTCAGGACTAAGCCTTATCAATGTCCTGCTCTTTTATGGACTGTAGGTGTTGGTCATGTCATCGACCCTACTCATGCTAGAGTCCCTATGGCAGAGCGTAAGGCTTTGCCAATTCCTAATGGATGGGACAGAACTTTGTCTATGGAAGAAGTAGACGATATTCTTCAACAAGACCTAGCTAGATTCGTTTCAGGAGTGATTCGCCTATGTCCAAATACTGCAAACAATCAAAGCCATTTAGATGCGCTAACAAGTTTTGCCTTCAATGTCGGGCTAGGGAATCTGCAAAGAAGCCAAGTCCGAATGAAATACAACCGAGAGGATTATGAAGGCGCAATGGATGAGCTACTGACTTGGAATAAGGCTGGTGGCAAGGTTTTGCGTGGCTTAACTATGCGTAGACAGGATGAGCGAAACTTGTTTTTCTCTTAAAAATCAATAATAATAACTAGGTTTACTACATCTAGGAAATCGCATGGCAGAACAAAAATGTACCGATGAAGAATTCGTAAGGCTGTGGAATGAATTAGGTGGTGCTACTGCGGTAGCCAAATTCTTAAATATGACTGTAAGAGCTACACAGGCTCGCAGAAGTAGATTAGAGAAAAAGGGAATCCACCTAGAAGCAAGAAACCTACAAGGTAGAACAGTTCACTTTAATAGACAAGAAGTAGAAAACAAAGTCAGGGCTAGACTAGAAGAAACAAGAGTCAATGCTCGCAGAGGTATAGCCTTAGACGATGCCACAGTCTTTGTATTCTCAGACGCTCACTTTTATCCACAAGACTATACGACAGCTTTTAGAGCTTTGATTTACTTTATTAAAGAGTTAAAACCTGAAGTCATAGTTTGTAATGGTGATGCTTTCGATGGTGCTATGATTTCTCGCCATGCTCGTATTGGGTGGGATTCTAAGCCTACAGTTATTCAAGAGCTTGAAGCAGTCAAAGACCACCTAACACAGATTGAAGATGCTTCTAGGTTCAAGTCTAATTTTATTTGGACTCTAGGAAACCACGATGCTCGATTCGAAACATTCCTAGCTGCCCAAGCGCCACAATATGAAGGTGTATCAGGGTTTACCCTAAAAGACCATTTCCCACTATGGAAGTCTTGTTGGTCATACTGGATTAATGACGATACTGTGATTAAACACAGGTGGAAGGGCGGTCGCTACGCAGGGTCTAATAATACGACCTTTGCAGGGACAAATATCGTTACAGGTCATACTCACCAGTTAAAGGTCGAGCCATTTACGGATTACAATGGAACTCGATATGGTGTCCAAACTGGGTGCTTGGCTTATCCTCATGGTGAGCAGTTCATAGACTATACTGAAGATAATCCTAAAGACTGGCGCTCAGGATTCGCTATATTAAACTTCCATCAAGGTCAATTATTAATGCCTGAGTTGGTACAGGTCTTTAATGAACAAGAAGGAACTGTGCAGTTCAGGGGTAAGGTCTACAAAGTATAGGGGT